GGAAAGACACTTGTTTTGTGGAATTTACCAACACCTTTAATACTACCTTCAAGAAGTGCTTTAATTACCATACGTCCTTCGGGGAGGGTGCAGGTTCCGAAATTTATACTAGTAAAAGGTAACTGATTTCCAGATCTACTTTGCAGTGTATTCAGATTATGGAACATACCTTCAACTGCCTGTTCTGTTTCCTTGATTGTTTTATCCATAGCATATTGATAAGCTTTTGGATATGATTTATATAATTCATTTTCAATATCCATTTTATCAGAATATTGATTACGAACATTCAAAAACTTAATGTGACTACCATCAGCTTCTTCCTTATAATACAAATCATATAATTCGACATATTGTAAGCCATCTATAAAATGCTTATAAAAACTTTTTCTAACATATGGAACCATAGTCCAATCCAAATGACTTGCGGAAACGCCGCCAAATTGTTGCAGAGATTGCAGCTGAAAGATTACTGCAACTAGCTGAAAAGCAGTGCTAATACTATTCGCAGGGCGAACATCTGTTTGTCGTGTATTAAATCCGTTAGCTAAAAGATCATCAAATGGGACTGTAAGACAATTATGCATACCCGCAGAATAATTATCTAAATCATGAATATAAATTTCATTATCTAAATGTCTTTGTCTAGCTTTTTTAGACATACAACAATCAAGTGCATATTGCTTGTCAATAATAGCATGAGCTTCACCCTTCCGGCCTCCAAAGCTTTCCTCATCGACGTTAGCATTTTGACGATCGATTTTAGCACCTTGAAGTTTTTCTGCCATAGCGTCCATCATTTGGTTATTCCATTTTCTTATCTGATCCCTATCGTGACGATACTCTATATAAGAAGTAGCTACATCTTTTCTCTTACAACTCATTAACCCATGTTCCACAAGAGTTTGAATATCATCAATAGTAAGTTCATTAGGAACGCCTTCCATATAGCCATAAATATAATCCGCTATATTTTGTGCTTTTGTTTTTGCATATTCAGTTATTTCTCCATCAACATCTTTAAAAGCTGCAAGCACTGCATTTTTAATTTTTTGAGGATCAAAAGGAACTGATCTGCCATCTCTTTTTTTAATTGTATAAAACATTTTATTTACCTCCCTAGTTATTTATATATTTCAGGTTTGTAAATATATATAAATTTTATATAATATATTTTAATTAAAAATGTCCTTAATTACAAGTAACATTTTATTGGACTTGATGACCATTTAGGTATAGTAAGGGAAGAAATTTCATCAGCACAAAGTTCTTTATATTTTCTCATATACCAATCTGATTTTCTTAAATCTTCTTCTCCATTTTTATCCGCAGCTCTATATCTATATTTCCAAACATTGCATAAACAAAAATTTTTTACTGCTTCTCTTCCAAAAACTAGAACCATTTCGTCAATGGACTCCATACCGCCTTCTCTATTATAATGTTTTGGTTTGTTTACTGAATCATATTCTATTTTCTTTTCCATTATTAACTCTCCCTTGTTTTAATATGCCTCTTGAAAAGTATATTCTTTTCCGCATGAACATTTTATTGTTCCAAATACACCAATGCTAGTAGGTATAAATGAATAAATATAAGATCCTCCAATAGCACCTCCGCGTGGAAGATTTAATGTAGATGAATGTGCTTCTTCTTCATGTTTCTGTATCCATTGCTTAATTTTTTCATGTTGATCTTCTGAAATAGGAAAACCTCTTAAACAATCTTTTTGTGCGATGTCTAATTGTTTTTTCATTTCTTGAAGTTGATTATCTTTCCATTTTTCATCTTTTAATTTTTGATTTTCTTCTTCTAATTTTGCAATTCTTTTTTCATAATAATCATAATCTTTTTTCACTTGTTGATAAAAATTATCTAAGTTTTTCGTATCCATCATATTATTTACCTTTCTTTTGGGGTTGGTCCCGGATCTTTCACCGAGGCCTCCCGCTATTCTTCGTATTCATCTTCTAAAAATCCTTCAGTTGTTTTTCTTTCATGTTGCAATTTAATATCTTGTCCAATTACTTCTGTTATTTTATATAATTGATGTGTATTCGTATTAGCGTATGTTTTTGCTATAAACATATCATCTCTGCGGAAGCCTGTTATCATAAGCATTGTTCCTCTTTTAAACCAAGATTTTTCAATAACTTTTTTGCTTCCATTAGGTTGCACTTGACTTATCTGTTTTTTAAACATACTATAATACTCTCTTGTAAATTTCACATTTACAACACCAGTTGTTGTTAATAAAGAAATACTTGAACGACTATCATTTTTTGCAATTACTGTACCAGCAATACGATATAATTTATAAATAGGAATTTGATTATTATGTCTTTTATAAAAATAGTCAATTTCATTTGATGGCAAGGTATTAAAATCTACAAGTCCATATTTATTATAATTTATATTTTTAAGTTCATGATCCCCATGATAGAAACATAATGATTCCATTTCCCAATGAGATTCATTACCGACCGCATATTTATTCCAACTCTCTAAAAATAAAGTTTCATTATATTTATCTAATATCTCTTGCTGATTTTGCTTCAACCATTCTCTAACATTATCCATATAAAATTGATAAATTTTTTCCCAATCTTTATTATGTAATAAAAATGTTTGTCCTTCAATAGTACATAAATCAAAAGTGTTTGGAATAAATTTCTCTAAAAATTGAATACAAACATCATCTAAAATATAGTTTTCTCCTTGCTTTCTATATGATTTTAAATATTTTGTAAAATTATAAATTCTTACTTCTAATTCATAATCTTTTGGCACTAAATTTCTTTTAATCAGACCACTAAAATTTATTAAATTTAATTTTGTTTTTGGTTCTGATATTTGCATTATATAGTAAACCATTATTTCTTTTCGACTATGCAAATCTGTTTCAATTTCATCAAAAGCTCCTGCTTTTATTAGATTTATCATAGCTGTCTTTTTAAGCGGACAACGATTTAAGAAATCTTTTATTCCACTATAAGGTCTACCCATTTTAATATTTTCAATAATTTCTGCATTAATATTACTTAATGCTTTTAATCCATACAATATTCTATTATTTTCTACATCTGGCAAGAAACTATAATCAGATTCATTAATATTCACAAGAGAAATCTCAATTCCTTTTGAAGAAATTTCTCCAATAGCCTTTGCTATCTTTGCGTAATCCGCACCTTTTTCTTTTTTCTTAACACTATCTTCATTTTCAAAATCATATTCTTCATCTTCAAGGCTTCCGCTATTTACAATCAAACAAGATGTATCCCAATAGATAGGATTCCATTTAGTTGCAAGATATGCGGTTTGGTATCCTATGAACGAGTATGCAAGAGCATGAATCACGCTAAAAGCATAACCCATCTGAGGACCGATACCATATTTCCAAACATATTCTCCTAATTTAGGACTTGCTGCTTGAGATAATACTTTTTCTTTTAACTCTGGGATCTTAGACATTTGCTTTTTACCAACAACCTTACGTGCAGCATTAGCTTCCGCCAATGTAAAATGACAAATATCTTCGTCCATTAACATTCTCATTAGCTGCTCTTGACTAGGCGGAACTCCATAAGAATTCTTAAAGTGTGGCTCAAGAGTTTTTATTTCTGCATCTGTTAAGCCCCAATCCCGCATTTCATTATACCAAAGTCTAAGATTGTTCTTAAACCTAATATATTTTTCCATCGGGGTTTCCGCACCTTTTTCTGCTGTCATTAATCTCATCAATCCATTAGCATCCGCTAATTCTGTCATTGAAGATGGTTTAATTTTTTTTGCAGCTTGAGCACCTACATCACTATCAAACTGAAAAATATTTAAAATATTTCCATTTTGAATATTATCCCAAACTTCCTTATCTTTTATATCTAAGATATCAGGATGTAAATATTTATCATAAGCTTCTCTTAAAGTAAGATTAGATTCTATTTCTTCATTCTCTTGCAAGAATTTAATTGTTTGAGCAATTTTATCTTGTACTTCTGTAAGTAAGAAATCATATTTTGTCATACCTGCGGCTTCCGCATCATGAAGATCATACTGGGTGATGACATCTCCGCTAGGAGTTTTCATAAAACAACCAAATTCATATGGATCTTCATCAAACATAATAAGTCCAGAAGCATGACTTCCTCTACGAGAGACAAGTCCTTCAATACCCAACATAATATTTAATAATCCTGGATACTGTTCTACTTCTCTAATGAATGGAGCAATAGGCATCCTACCTTTTTCTTCATCTCCATAAACAACTTCTTTTAATGACCATAAAAATCCTCTCTCTTGTGGAATCAAAGATGACATATATTGAGCAATATCATTATCTATTCCATCGGGATATTCCTCACTTCGATAACCTCTACAAGCTGTTAAGATTGTTGACTTTGTTGATTCCGTTCCAAAAGTAGCAACTAAAGTACATCCTAGATTTTTACGAGAAATATCATTTATATCTTCTTTAAAATTCTGTCCACGTTCTTCTTTTATCTTTTGAATAATAAGCGGACGTTTGCTTGGGCACAAATCTATATCTATATCACCAAGTTCTACTCTTTCTTTATTTAAATATCTCCAGAAAGGTAAATTCCATTTAATAGGGTCTAACTGAGTAACCCCAAGAAGATAATGATTTAATCCTGAGCATGATGAACCTCTTCCTGCACCAACTGTGGAACCACATTCCCAGAACATATCAATATAATGCTGGAGTGTAATAGGATATGAAAACATATTAGTTCCTAATTTCTCACCTATTGTTCGTTTAATATCTGCTTCTTCTTCAAGTCGAGAACAATATTCATCGTTAAATTTATCTATTTCTTTTAATTTATTAAAACATTCATTTACCCAATATCTTTCATATTTATCATCAGAAGAAAACATTGAATTAAGAATAGGATATTTTTCTGATGAACTTAACATTGATGTTTTAGGATAATCTTTAACTTCAACACTAGGAATTACCTGCGGATGAGTTAAATCATAAAATTCTATTTTATCATAAATTTCCATACTATTATTACACATTTGTTCATAACTATCAACAATAGATGGAGTTAAATTTTTTATAATATCATCTTCATCTTGAAGATAAGCATATTCATAAAATTGTGCGGTCTCCCGCTCTCCGCCTTTACTATTAAGGTATGCTTCATGGACATATCTATCTTCTTTTGTTAAATAATGAGCATCTGAACCAATGACCATTTTACATTTGAATTGAGGTGCCAATTCAGCTAATTTTTTATTTACTATTATCTGATCCTTAGACGCACTTGGAGCACACTCAATATAAAAATCATCTTTAAAAATTTTCTTGCACCATAATACAAAATTAATTATATTATTTTTAGTTTTTTCTGCTGTATCTATATCACCAATGCGTCTTGCGTTTTCCATGATTAAAACATTGCCGCTTAATTCTCCTCCGATACAGGCGGAAGTTGCAATTAAATGCCCCGGATTCTTATTTACAATATTCTCTAAATCTGCTTTTAAGGTAGGAACTCTTTCCATACCGCGATCCCAATATGAATTTAACCATGCTAAAGAAGACAACTCCCTAAGTTGTCTATGACCTTGAGCATCTTTAGCTATTAAAATAAAATGCCAATACTTTATTCCATTTTCTCTTTTGTCTGTCAGATATATTTCATTTCCTAATGCTATTTTAAAATTAGGATTCTTTTCTTGCATCTCTTTAGCAAGTTTATTAACTTTAATTGAGCTACTAAGACATTCATGATCAGTGATTGCAATTCCACTTAATCCTATATTAATAGCTCTATCTATAAGTTTCTCTGGTCTATTAATGCAGTCTAACAGCCTAAGATTGGAATACATTGTGTGGCTATGCACTTCAAAACGCTGAGTATTAAACATTAATGATACCTCTTTCTAAATTTTATTTTTATTTTTTCATATATAATAATTATAACATATTTTTTAATAAAAGTCAAGCGGGAGACGAATAAATCTCCCGCTAAAATTATTCAAGTAAATCATTCCAATCAATCCCAGTCCAATAATCTATATCCCAATCATCAATAACAAGACCACAAGATTCTTTAATATCAATTTTATAATTGTCAAGACGTTCTTGTTCTTCTTCAGTTAATTTTTCATATTCAATTTCTTTTTTTAATAAAGTTTGAAAATCTTTTTCTTCTTCTTTTGAAAAATTAACTTCTCCTTCTATATGACCATATCTAACACGTCCTTTTATTTCATCTACGTCCGCCCAAATTTCCATATTTTTATTATCCTCCGCTTATATATTTTCTATTTCTTCTTTAATTTCCTTTAATCGTTTATTAATTACTTGTTTAATAGCAGCTTTTAATTCTTCTTGAGTTTTTTCATCAAAAGAAATAAAACAAATTTCATCAACAGCATTATGAAAAAATGATAATTTTTTTAATGGTGTAAAAATATGAGGATACGGAAAACTAAATATTCTATATAATTTTTCTAATTTATTCTTAGATTCTAATAAATCTGTTGCTTTTTCATAGTCCTTAATTTTCATTCTTTTTCTCCTTAATTGGGTATTCCAATTCTTTACAATTAAAAAATTTTTGCAAAGCAAATCTTTCACTACAAGGATTATTCGGTGCTTCATATACTATTAATACAATAGTATCAGCATTAAATTTATTTAAACAATGTTCAAAAGCTTTTAATGTTTTTTCTTTATCTACAAGAGAAAAAAGAGCTTGTTCATATTCTGACAAGAAAGGACATTCATAGCCTTCTATTTTTTGTGCAGTACATATACTACTCGCTCAGAGACATGGGC